TGGGTGAGTTCACTGAGGAGTTTCTCAAATTTCTTCGAGATTCCCCTTTCGTGAGAAAACTTTATCTAGGCCTTCCGAAACTAAGAGGCAGCCAAGAACTTATAGGGCGTATACGATCTGGTCCAAACGGACAAGCAATAGTTACCAGTCATTATGATGCAGTAGCTGTACTCCAAGACACTAAACTGGCCCAAAGCATACAAAGGTTTAATGCGCTGCTTTCGCAGTCACATATAACTCAAAATATGGTTTGGTGCGCAGAGCAGTGCCGAAGTTTACAACTGCCAACATCACTAATAACCGGAAAACTAGCGCTTGCTTCCGAAAGGGCCGGAAAGACACGTCTATTCGCAATTGGAGACTATTGGTCTCAGAATAGCTTACAGACTTTGCATGACTGGCTAATGAACATACTTCATCGTTTACCAGCCGATGGAACTTACAATCAGGGAAAAGCATTCGAAAGAATACTCTCCAAGAGAGTTCGCTTCATGGTCAGTTACGATATTAGCAAGTTCACTTGCCGAGTCCCGCTTGGTTTGCAAACCACAATGCTAGGTTACTATACATCCCTTGACCTGGCCCACAGTTGGGAGGGGATCGTTGGATTTCGGGAATTCCGCGCCCCAAATGGGAGAATGGTTAAGTGGGTAGTTGGTCAACCATTAGGACTTTTGTCTTCATGGGCAGCCTGTACCTTACTTCACCACCACCTTGTTTGGTTCGCGTCTTTCCGTCATTTCAAAGATCACCGCCCTTTCCGTGGGTACCAGATTTTAGGAGATGACATAGTCATCTGGCACAGAGGCGTAGCTAAAGCTTACGCATGCATCTTACAAGAGTTAGGTATAGAGATAAATATGTCTAAGTCAAAACTATATAATGGGAAGAGAGAGAAAACACCTATCTTCGAATTTGCAAAACGCCTAGGCGTTGGGCAACACGAAATAAGTGGGATCCCTTTCGACCTATTATCAGTTTCGGCGAAGTCTATTTATAACTATGTCGATCTGGTTTTATACCTTATCGAGTCCAAACTATTGTTGTTGGTGCACGGAGGTTTAGCGCTTCCCGAGTACTTATCCCCAAAGGGACGATACTTTTTAGAAATTCTTTTGTGGGAAAAGTCTCTTGGGCGCCCCGCATGGCTTAAAGGCCGATTGGGTAACGCTTTAGAAGAAACAACCCTGCTTAACGAGCTTCGCAAACAAGTTGCAAAGGTACGAGTGCAAGGTTTCCAAGAATTAATCAGGAACCTTGATAAACTCTGTTACTCAAGCAATTTAGAGCATGAGCTTACCAAAGCGGGGGTCGCATACTCCGATATGCTGATTGGGTACGGAAGTAACTTTTACCATCCTATCGTCCACGCTCTCAACAGCGTTGGAATGAAGATGTACGAGACACTTCCACTCCTAGAGGCTATTGAGTCTGCTGACGCAGCAGGGCGTGAACTAACATTACCTGAGTTAACAGACATAGAATATCTGCCTTTACCTTATATGACTGCTCATTTTGAGCGTCCAGGTAAGCGGAATCCTGAACGTCTTAGAAAACATTCACAGCTAGTATTGACAGCCATTAAACAACTGAAAGGATCACCATACGGGTTCGTTTTGCTCAATGAGCCGGAACCTAAGGATAGCCTTCCCGGGA